ACCTTGCCGCCATAGCCCAGTGGGTGCGCGAAGGACTTCTCAGCGGACCATGGCTGCTTCCCGAACCATCCGCGGACAGCCTCATCCGTTTCGGCAACCCATGAGTCAAACTCTGCTGGCGGTAGGCCACCACAGTAATAAGCCTCGATAGCCCCATGGATCTCCGTCCCGCGCTCCCGCGCCTTCTTCCCCTGCTCGGCGCTGTCCTTCCACACACGGTCTATCCAGGCTTCCTCGGACTCGCCTTCCAGGTGCGGCAGCGTCAGCCCGGCGTGCAGGAGCTGTTCGGCCTTCCACCGCTCCAGGCCGAACTTGGACGCACAGTTGATGATGGTGGTGACGCTTGGGACATAACCGTGCTTCCTCGCGTCTCCGACGTGCGTGGCGCGCTCCTTGCCGTTCTTGCCGATGACGGTGTAGCGCGGCTCACCGGTGACGGCGTCATACCAGTGGCCGGATTCGGATGCCCAGCCGCTAGAAGGGGATGTCGTCATCCGCTCCCCTCTCCGCGTCCGTGTGCGGCGGCGGCTCGTCCTCGGATTGCGGGACGGTCGCATACTCCGGTGGCTTGTACCCGACCCTTGCCGACACCCGCTCATAATCCCGGATGGACATGATCGGGGCGTTCGGCAGCGCCGGCATGATGCTGGCGATGTTGGCGTAGGTCTTCCCGTTGGTCTTCGCATGGACTACGTTCACGAACGCCACCCTGTCCAGGAGTTTCTCGATGTCGAACTCCATGGCCTCCTCGTCCGTCAGCAGCCTCCCGAACCATGCCTCGATGTCCTTCCGGAGACTGGCCTTTTCGTTGAGGCTGAGGGTGTACCGCTTGATGAGGAGGAACGGCTTGCCGGTCTTGGGGATGACGTGCTCGCTCTGCCACCGCAGCTGGCACTTGTGCTGCATCTTGGCGAACTTCTGGTTGAGAACCATGCCGAGGTCAACCACGTCACAGCAGATGATGTGCTGGGGACCGGCGGGCGTCGGCTCGAACTCGGTGTTCCCTTTGTTACTGGCGTAAAGCGGCATCAGTCCTCCTTGAAAAGGTCGCCCTGCGGCGAGCGCTTGAATAACTCCGTCAGGAAGCACCGGCATCCGATGGTCATGCAGGCGAATCCATGCCGCCCCTTAATCCCGTCTCTCCCGTCCCCGGCCGGGCTCTGGTAGACCGATTGGTGGTAATAGCGCATGTGGTTGCAGACCGGGCAGGGAACCCAATCCGGGTGCTTCATGCCGCCTTCCGCTTCCGGTTACGTTTCCTCTGGCGGGCGCTGAATTGCTTCTCGGCCAGTTCCAGGTCCGGCGTCCACTTCATCACCGACTGAGTGAGCCGCACGTCGCAGCGGTGGAGTTGGACGTCGAGCCGGCTCCGCAGCGAGCACGCGCAGGAGGGGCAGCGGGTCACGCGGCCCTCGACTTGTAGCGGCGGTGACGTTTATCCCTGACGGACTCGACGCGGAATGCGAGACGTTCCAGCCGCTTGGCAAATCGGCGCTCAAGGTAATGGCCCGCCCACTCGCAGGGAACGGGGCGCCAAGTACATGGCATTTCCGGATCTCCCTCCACATCCTCGACTGCGCCAGGGCTTTTTGCCCCCTCGCATGAACAGAGTTCCCCGTCTGCACGGCAGAACCCAGAGAGTCCGCGAAGGTCAGGATTCTGAGGTTCTGACAGGCAGGGGCATAAGTGGCGCATTTCAACAATCTCCTGTCGCATCGTGCGGAGCCATCTCGGGGAATTCACGCGCTCTCCTCGTCCGACGTGACTTCCACGTCCCTTTCGCAGTCGGCACACCAGAAAATCGGCGGGTGGATCGTGTTGCAGCACCCACCCTTGACCGGCATCGGCTCACCGCACCGTCCGCAGATGACCGTGATGTCCGCGTGGCCCTTCTCGCAGCGCAGCCCGGGCGCTTTCGCTGGCGACAGGATTTTCCGGATGCGAATACAGCGTGGACAGTCGTCGCGCGATGGGCCGAGGAAATGATTATGGTCGCCAGTATTCACGCCGCCCTCCCCTGCACCCGCGAGTAGGTATCCGCGCAGTCCCTGCACAGAACGTCCTCGACCGCGCAGACACGCAGATGGCGACTGTGCCAGACGCGCAGCACGAGCGCCCGCTTGGCCGGTCCATCTATTCTGGCCGGATGCCAACTCGGCAGCTGACGGTCCAGATCCACGTCGCACGAACGACACCTGACGCGCGGGCTATTCATGCTGTCCTCCGCGAGAAAGTCCGCCCGGCGGCGCGGGTCCGATCGCGCTCCCCCGCCGCCTGGGCAGACACCGGATCGACGGCTCCGGCGGGCCGTTCGTCATCCCCGTCCATGGTCGCTTGGGAGACTACTCGCACGGCCAGCGGCTCATGGGTACGGAGCGCGCTGTACTTCAGGGGCGGACGGGGAAGATTGTCCATGACGTGAGAATAGTACGGCGTCGCCGTCAGGGTGTCAAGCCTTATTTTCAGGCAGCCCGCGCGGACTTCTTCGCCTGGTGCCGCTTCCGTCTCCGCAGTCCCTTCCGGCTGGCTTCGTAACGGGCGTTTCTCTGCTTACCTTTTTCCGTAGCGTTGTATCGCTGATCTCTCGTGGGCATGGGGGAATTATACGGCGTCGCCATCCGCACCGCAAGATAAGTCTTGACAAGACTCCGGCGTCGCCGTAATATGCAATATCTAGGCAAGGCTGTGCAAGGCGAGGATTGGCATGGCTCGGCAAGGCTCGGCGAGGTCTGGCGAGGAAAGGCATGGCTCGGCAGGAAGGGGCGAGGCGGTGCGGGGCTAGGCGTGCCGTGGCTTGGCAAGGGACATTTTAAGCGCGTTGAGCGCAGGGGAGACTAGATGATCGTTAAGGTGGAAATCCGCGGAATTACGTCACTCTTGATTCATCGATTCGGAGAACAAGCGGAACAGGCCGGGAAAACGAGGAGGATCGAAGTAAAGAACCGAGATCCGCGAGAGGAAGCGACGAAGGCGGCTTATATCAATGCCAAGGATGGGACATTCTATTTTTCCGCCTTCGCCATCCCCAACGCGATGTCCGCTGCCGGCGCCAATCACAAGGCCACAGGAACGCGCAAAACACTGCGCTTCACGGTCCCCTCCGCGGTGAGGATGCTTACCGACGCTGTGACCATTCTTAATGGCGATGGACCGGCCAAGTCGTTCGAGGTGGATTCCCGTCCGGTGACTATTCCGGCCACGAAGGGGCGAATCATGCGCCATCGTCCGCGCTTCGATGTATGGGGCGCGAGATTCGATCTTGAGATTGATTCCGATCTGCTCTCCTCCGAGATGGCCCATCAATTACTGAATGAAGCCGGACAGTCCATCGGGATCGGAGATTTCCGCCCGGAGAAGCGTGGGCCGTTTGGGCGATTCAGAGTTGTCTCTTTCGAAGAACAATCAAAATAACATGGCGTGGCTGTGTTGGGCGTGGCTTGGCGAGGATTGCCGAGGCGTAGCTTGGCGAGGCAGGGCCTGATCTGGCAATGCCTGGCGCGGCCGGGCGGGGCAGGGCATGGAATTGCGAGGTATGGCAAGGTTAGGCAAGGCGCGGACCGGCCGGGCTGGGCGAGGCTGGGCAGGGCAAGGGAAACAAAAACCTCCGGGTGGGAGTGCCCGGAGGCTTCCGGTCGGAGGGTGGAGACTACGGAGCTGGTGCGGGCGGCGGCGGATTCAGCACGGCATCCACCTTGGCCGTCTCGGCCTTGGCGGCATCCACCAGGGACTGAACGTCCGCCAGCGTCTGGGCCGAGGCGATGTTATTCAGGATGGCGTCGACCTTGCCGATGAGATCCGCCAGTGCCGCCTTCAGGTCCGCTACTTCACTGCTGAGGTCTGCCATGTTCGATTCCTCCGTGAGAGAGAGACTGATTAACAGTGCCTCGATCCGGCCAAGTCTCTCCCGGACCTCGAAGCGGAAAGACATTTACTTGGGGACAACCACCGTTCCGTCGATCTTGTGCGAGATGCCAGCGAAGGACGGCAGGATGGCCCCCAGAGCCGCCTGGAGGGCCAGCACATAGGGATTCATCCCGAGAGCAGGGAAGACGCCCAGAGCGTTATTCAGGACCGTGGCCACCAGGGCCAGAACGTTGAGCCACTGAGCTCCATGCAGATACTGCCGCATAAGCGGACCCTCCTTCTTGAATAGTCGGCGAACAAAAAGCAGTTGGCGGATGTTCACCGGGGGATCCGCCCTTCCTTCATCATGGCCTGAAAGTAAGTCTGCATCATCTCATTGGTCTGCTTCACCTGCTCGGTCAAGGCAGAGATATCACGAGAGTTCCGCTCGATATCCCACCCCTGCCGTTCGTTGACTGCGTGGCAGGCTTCCACCTTGGGAACGATCTCCTTGAGCGTCTCGTCATCGGAATTGAGCATCCGCTGGGCGGTCACGCTCTGTTCGATCTTGGCTTCCCACCCGAGATAATACGACCACAGGGCCGTCAGGATGAGGCAGCCGCTGGCGATGGCAGCAAGGGTACCCACGAGTTTCCCCTTGCCGTTGAGGCCGATCATGCCGCGGCATCCGGGCTCAGATGGTCGGGGAGATACATGGTCGGGTCTACCGGGACGGTGAGCTCCACATGGACGTGGCAGGTTATGTCGCCGATATGATCCGGGTGGGTCCGCCGGTAGTAGGAGGTCAAATCCTGGGCCGTGCCGATCTGGTCACCGGCGCTGACGATGGCCCCCGGCTGGACGGACGGCTTGACATAGAGGATCCGGCTGCCCCAGTCCTTGTACTCGTTGAGCCCCTCCAGCACCAGGAGCGTCATCTCCCCGTCCGGGTAGGCCCATCCAGAGCGCACGATCTTGGCGTCTATGGGCGCAAGTATTGCGTCCCCTGGAACCGTTATCAGGTCGCGCCCCATGTGCCTACGGGCCCCGGAATCACGGCTGGCAAGGTAGACCCCTGAGCCATAGGAATCCGTGCCCCGGAAGCCCCTCCAGGGACGCACAGGGGGTATCAGGATTAAGCTCATAGACCACTCGTTATGAGGAGGTAGATTAGTCCTGTGATCCAGTAGTGTGTTTCCTCTTTTTCAATCTCATTTGAGACGAGAAAACCGGAAGTGCTCATAGACCCATGATCCAGTAGCCCAGCACCCCGATGATGGTCGCCAGGATGAGGGACAGGCTGAAGAGTTTCAGATATTCCTTAACCTCTAGTTGCACGGGTCGGTGCTCCTGTTGCCGGAGGGGTCCACGGCGGCTATCCAGTCGAGATTGTAAGCGATCACCTCGTCCGGGCCCGGGTCCGGGATGGACGCCTGCGGCTGTGCCGTCTGGACCGCCAGGGTGTTCCACGTGGCACACGTCTGGACCTTCCCGTCCACGGTCAGCGGACACTCCGGACCGTAGTGCATGAACCCCCAGCGGTAGCCGACCGAATAGGTGAGCGTGGAGGTCTCCGGCGTGCCCCGGCAGGTCAGGGCGGGAGGCGTCCAGAAAAGGAGCAGCGCGAGCAGCGCGGTCACGGGCAGGTATCCCCCGAGGCGTCGCAGGCGCAGCCCTTGCCGTCCCCGTCGCCGTCGTACTGGTCCGGGTTCGGTGTCAGCGGGCAGTTGTCGATGATGTCCGGCACGCCGTCCTCGTCCGAGTCGGCGTTGCTCACCCCGTTCGCGATGTTCGGCGGGAAGGGCGTCACGGTCGCCCCGGTCGGGTCCCCGGCCGAATGCGTGAAGTCCAGCACCCCGGCCCACGCCGCCGAGATGCGCTCCCGGTTGAAGCGGAAGTAGCGGATGCCGACCGCCGACCCGTCGCTGGCCCCGGTGAGCGCCGGCGCGCCTGGCAGGTAGTTCCAGTCGTACTTCGCCCGGTCCCGGAAGCGCGGACTCCCCGCGATGCCAACCCGGTTGGTCGCGGAGGTCAGGTTCGTCGAGTCCCCGGCCGATTCTGCGGCCACGGGCGAGTCGTTCTCGACGTAGTAACTCGCCGTGTCGGTCAGGTCCACGTCGGTTGAGCCGGAGACGAACGCCTGACCGCTCAGGTGCGTGAACAGCGAGTTCGTGACGCTGCCGGTCGCTGCGGACGTTGGTGTCCAGTCCACCCAGCGGATCCCCTGCGTCGCCGCCACGCCATTGCCGTCGCAGGTCAGGTGCGAGATGGGCTCCGAGCCGTTGAAGTTGCCGATCACCTGAGCACAATTGCGATTGCCACCCCCGCCAACGTGCATGAAGCCGATCACGTCGTCCGCGATGGTCACGGTCGGGCTGTCGGACATGTAGGTCGCATCGACGCGGGTATCGACGCCCGGCCCTGAGCAGCCGTTGCCGCCGCAACCCGTCCCTGTCAGCACCGCGTCGTCCTCGCCGACGAGGACGCTGCCCCTGATCGACCGCGCGTGCCGGACGATGTAGGTCCCCTTCGTGCTGTCCTGAGCGAGGCCGACGTTCCGCACGAAGTCGGAGAACAGGTTGCCGCCTTGGACGCCGATGCCTCCAATATTCGAGACGTAATTGTTCGTGACCCCGGCGCCCTTCCCGGCATAGCCGTTCCCCTGGTCGAGACGGATGCCGACGCCGCAGACGTTCACGATGTGGTTGTCGTGGATCGACAGGTTCGCAACGACATCCGATGGAGCGGTCGCTCCCGAGGACGACCGGATGCCATCGCCAGCCTTAGTTGACAGCGTCGCCCCGACCGTACAGATGTCGAACAGTTGATTGAAGGCGACCTCGCCACCCTTGGCGCAGTTGAATTCGAGGCCGCGGCACTCGAAGCCGTCCGAGGTCGTGCAGCCGCCATAGACGAGGTTGTGAATCACGCGCACGCCGGTCGCCGCGATCGTGCACCCCGCGTTCTGGAAGTTCAGTCCATTGCCGCGGGTCCCGTAGAACGTCGAATCCTTGAGGGTGAAGTTGTCGGGCTTCGGAGTGGTCGAAGGGCCAGCCGCGACCGGCGAGAAGCAGCCCGCGGCATCCGTCGCATTCGGCCCGGCGTCGTGGCACGCCATCCCCTCCACTGTGTAGTCGTGGAAGGCGACGATGTTGAAGCCGGAGGCGCCGTTGTAATCGTGGAAGTTCACATCGACGAAGTTCGAGGCGACGGCGTTCTGGTTCGCGGTCGAGAACTGCACGCCGGAGTTGGCCCCGTCCGCGCTTCCCGCTCCCGCAATGTCCACCTGCTGAAGCGTCGGTGCTGTGTCGGCGTCAGAGGTGATGTAGTAGCCGTGTGTGCCGGCGGACTGGAGAAAGCGCACGTCGTCCATGATGCGCAGGCGGTCACTCACGGCCGGGAAGATCTGATAGGCGGTCCCGAGGCCCGTGCCCGTGCAGAAGGGGCGCGGCTGGTTGGCCGCCGTGCAGATGGCGTTCCCGGTCGGGTCCGGCGTCCAGTGCCGGGACTTCGTGGGCGCGGCGGTCGGAGTCGTGCTGTTCCCCGACGGGAACACTCCGGCCGTGACGTGCTCCGACAGGCGCGAGCCGCAAGAGTGAAGGACCCCGGCGGTACAGGCGATCCCCGTCGAGTCAGCCAGGTCGGTGCAGAAAGCGATCTGGTTCGCGGCTAGCGCGTTCGTGATGCCGTTCACTGTGTCGCCGCCGACGCCCACGATCTCGAACTGCCGGACCGTCAGTTGGCCGTCGAGGAAGCGAATCCGCCGCCCGCGCTTGGCGATGGCCGCGCCGTTGTCCACCGTCAGGACATAGAGCATCGCCGCGGTCGAGCCGCACCACGTCGAGACGACGGGCGCGCCGAGTTGGCCGGAGACGGTCACGCTCGACGCGGCCCCGGTCGAGATCGCCGTGACCGTCGCGTCCCGGTAGTCCCCCTTGGCGACGAAGTTCGGCATGATGAGCCGCGTCCCCGCGGTCGTGCCGCCGGTCGTGTCCACCTTGATGCGGGTCGAGGGCGAGATCCACACCTCCGACGTGGCTTGCCCGACGACCCCCACGTTCGAGGAGTTCCCGACGATGGTGAAGTTGCGGAAGCCCTGCCCGTCGCGACCCGAGGCGGTATCCGAGAAGATGAGTCTTCCCGCGCTGGCGATGGCGAGCGGGGTCGTGGCCGAGCCCGACACGCCGACCGACAGGTTATCCGTCGTGACGATGACCGTGTCGGCGCCGAGGTTGACGGTGTAGGTGTTCCCGCTGCCGTCGTTATTATTCGGGTAGGTCCCGTTGCACGAGCTCCAGTTGTTGAGGTCCTCCCAGATCACCGGCGTCGCCGAGGCCCACGGCACGCAGGCGTACTGCGTCGCCTTCGCGAGCGATGGGGTGCAGAGAAGAGCGGCCAGCAGGACGAGCGCGCGCCTCATCGAATCACGATCTTCCCGGTCGCCACGTCGATGAGCCCCTTTCCCGTCTGCATCAGCACGCGCGCGTCGTAGGTCGTGGGGTCGATGTCCCGGCAGTAGCCGCCGAGCGGCCGCGGCCGCGTCGCCACACACGGCGGGGGTACCACATAGCCGGTGCAGAACTGCCAGGCGAGCGCGCCGTCCTGATACTCCTGCACGCAGCCGGTGTCAGGATCGCGCGTGAGGTAGGTATCGCCCGCCGACCCTTCGAGGTTCACCTTCTGCCCCGCCGTCACCGAGACGCCGGACCCGAAGTTCCAGATCCCGCTCGTGGTGAAGTTGCCGACCTGCAAGGCCGCTCGCGTCAGCGTGTTCAGCACCTGCGCCTGAGCCTCACGCGGCACCGCGAGCCACACGCCGACGAGGAGCGCCGCCGGGAGCCAGAGCCAGAGAGCCAGTCGTTTCATGCGATCCCCCATCACGCCGCCAGCGGCCGCCCGGTCGTGTAGGCGAGGCAGTAGTCGGTCCGCAGGTCGCCGCCGGCCGAGACGTAGGCCGATCCGAAACACGGCTGCAACGTGTTCGTCGGGATCTTCGTGCCGTCGGTGAACGGCGACCCGGAGATGGCCGCGAGGTTAGCCTCCGTCGTCCCCGACGAGACGTCGATCTTCCTGTTCCCCGAAGTGGCCGAGCACGTGACGGTGATCCGGAAGACGCCCCACGCCGTCCCGGTTCCGATCCCCGTGGCAGTCGCCGAGACGCCAGCCTTGGCGGTCTGGAACGTCCAGTTCCCGGTCCCGGCATCGCGGTAGAACCCGATGATGTTGTTGATGTTCGTGAGCCGATTGACCCCGGCGACTCCGACGTCCTGCCAGCCCATGAAGTAGGAGTCCGAGTTCGCCCCGGCCCGGTAGCAGCGGAATTGCAGGACGGCGACGTACTCCTCGGCGATGGCGATACGCATCTTCCCGTCCGCTCCGTAGGCGACCGAGTAGTTCCCAGCGCCTCCGGTGTTGATCGGGCACTGCATCTGGTGCTGCGCGGTCACCACCGGGTCGTTCGCGCCTCCGAGGTGATCGACGTTCCAGACGGACGCGGCGACGCCGCCGGTCCCGGCCTTCCCGCTGAAGTCGTCGATGATCGCGTTGCTGCCGAAGGCGAAGGCCGCGAGGATGCGGCTCTCGTGGTCGTCCAGGTTGGTCCGGAACGCGTCCATGAGCGTCTGATCGACCGGGCTGTTCGCGTCTGTCTGCGAGGCGGCAATCGATGTGTATGACATGGTCCCTCAGTAGATCGTGTAACCGTCGTCCGAAGCCGCGCCGACCTTGTTCGCTCCGGCCGTGCCGATGTAGCAGTAACGCCGCTGATCGAATGACGCGCTGTCGTAGTCCGGGTAACCCGCGGGGGCGATGAAGCCAGGGCGGCCCGGGAGAACCGCGTCCACCAGCTGCAGGTTGATCGTCCCGTCGTCCTGCGGCTCCTTCGAGACGACCAGCATCTGGCGATTGGAGTCGGTCGCCCCGGTCGCCTTCTGCAGGCGCTTCGTGGTCACCAGCACGAAGTCGCCGGTCTTGACCGTGTCGTCCTTCAGATCGATCGCGGCGGCCACCTTCCGGACGCCTTGCCGATAGCGCCCGAGGATGTGCGCCGCCGCCTTGGTCGCGGTCGCTGAATCATTGATTCCGATCCACTGCGAGAGAATGATCTTCATGCGCTGCTCGCCGTAGCCGGCGACCGACTCCAGTTCCGGCTCGACCTCGACGACGCCGTCGTTGTAGTCGCCGACCGTGTCGCCCTTCGCGCCGGTCGCCAGGTCGTAGGCGACGATGACCCGCGTCAGCCGGCTCTCGTCGTTGTCGTCCACCGAGATCGAATCCGCCAGCAGGTTGGCGTCGTCGGTGAGGGTCGGCAGCGAGACGGTCGGAAGCGCCGGGGCGAACAGGTGCCCGGTGATGCTTTGGTTCTCGCCGACGAAGATGTCGAGCATGAGGACCTCGCGGACCTCCGTCAGGAGCTTCTCGAGATCGAGCTGGTCCGTGACGGTGCGGCGGAACAGGGTGCCCGTCACGATGCCGGTCGCCGGATCCACGGAGCCGGGGAACCAGGTGTCGCCCTGCGTCTGGAGTCCAGCCGAGTCGATGTCGGCCGCGGCGATGCCGCCCATCCGGACGAGCATGATCACCGCGTCCATGACCTTCATCCCGAGCGGCGTCAGGGTCGGCGTCGTCCGCTCCGTTCCGAACTCGGCCAGTTCCTTGATCGCGCTGTTGTTGACGTGGGACGCTGCGGCCGTTCCCCAGCGAGCGCGCCCGTCCACCGTCAGGGTGTTCGCGGTCAGGTCGCGCGCCGTGACGTTCATCTTCTCGGTGTCGATCAGGATGGTGACCTTGTAACTGCCATCGGTCGGCGGGTCGCTGAACTCTGAGGCGTCATCGACCGGGATCGTCGTGACCGCGTTATCGATCGCCGCGCGCAGTAGGTTGGTCGTGCTGATCTTCGCAGGGATGTTCTTCCGCAGGAGTTTCAGCCGGTCGGTGAGGTTAAGCGCCGGGTTGCCCGATGAGTCGAACGAGATGTTCTGAATCAGGTAGCGCCCGCGCTGCTCGTAGAGCGCCTCGGTCATCCCGGCGGCGACGAAGCCGCGCTTGACGATGCCGTAGCAGTCCGGGTTCGCGTAGTTCTTGTAGATGGCCAGGAAGCGGCGGAAGAAGGTGCCCTGCTCCAGAGGCGTGTTGACCTTCGCCCCCTGCGTCGCCTTGTCGGCGTCCCAGAGGCCGGGAGCGTTGTCCTCCTCCATCTTCACGGAGACGCGCTCGGTGACGGTGATCGACTTCTCCGGGTCGATCTTCTGCGACGCGTGGTCGAGGCTCAGGATCAGCGGACGGATCGGCTCGCCTCCGAGCGGGGCCGGGGCGTTCTTCATGCAGAAGCGGAACTCGCGGATCCCCTTGAGCGCGGCCGTCGCCTCGAAGAAATTGCCGGGGTTGAAGTTCGCCTTGTCCTGACAGGTCGGGAAGGAGTAGTAGCAGCGGGCGCCGTCGCCGAGGTCGGGGGCGGTGCAGGAGCTGGCGTAGCGATTGACCGTCGCGTAGTCATCGGTCCCCACGCTCGGCCACAGATATGGCGCGTTGGCGTTCGTCGGGTTCTCGGTGACGTTGCCCCTCCACGCCACGATGGAGGCGAGATCGCCGGCCTCCCGCTCCAAGCGGACGGCAGGGTAGAGGACGGCGCCAGCCGTGAACAGCCGATGAATCGAAAAGCGCTGCCAGGTAGTCGTCAGGTTGCAGAGCACGGACGAGCTTTCCGTGTTCGTCGAGTCGGTGATGTAGAGGGTGAACGTGCCCGTGCCGCTCGCCGTTCTGAGCCATACGGAGGCGGTGAACGCCTTTGATGCGGCGGCCGGATTCGTAGCCAGCCCGAACAGCGGCCACCCATAGGTGTAATCGTTGACCGCAGCGAATGCGACGGTGTCGGCGGTCAGGCTGCCGTCAGGAGCAGCGTAGGTGTTCGGGGTGACGGTAACGCCGCTGCTCTGCCAGAGCCCGTTGTCGAAGCTGTCGCTCGCGGGAGGACCGAGCCCGAAGCGCTGCGCATACCAGTTCTGGCACTGGCGCACCCCGAGGGTGACGATGCTCTGCGGCGTCCGGGCGAGTTCGGCGCGCTGATCGGTGAGGACGCTCACGCGGCCACCATCTGGGCTTCCTCGAAAGCGAGTGGCGCCGTCATCCGGGCGTAGGTGCCACCGATGGCCGAGCGCGGCGCCATGGCGGCGTCCGGCTTCTTCAGGTAGTAGGCCGGGGAGAAGTCCGAGTCGCCGCTGTCGAGTTGGAAGACCCAAGGCTCGCAGCGCTTGTAGCGGGTCGTCAGGAACGAGTTGAAGTCCGAGGTCAGGAAGCTCCTGACGAGCCCCGCGTCGCCGCCGAAGCTCATGGTCCCGCGCCGCTTCACGCCGCGGAGGATGACGCCGCCCGGGTTGCCCCCCTCGGTGCGGCTGCCCATCGCCTCGACCTCGTAGAGGAAGGGGTCGAGGTCCGGAGCGATGTACTCGGGCATGGTCATCTTCAGGCCGAGCATCACCACCCCGGCGTAGGGGGCGTTGACGAACGGCGACCCCTTGTTGAACTCGACGCGCCAGTAGCGCTTCACGCCGGGGGCGGTGAACGTCTTCAGCTCGCAGGCATCCGAGGACGGCGTGTACGACGCCTGGACGACGTTCGTGGGCGGCGTCACGGTGTCGGCGTAGACCTTGAGCTGACCCCCCTCGGCGACCATGTTCGAGTTGACGACGGCGAGGCAGTCACCGTCCGCCGACCCCGAGACCCCGAGGTCGATGTCGATGTAGGAGGGGCTCGTCAGGCTCCCGGACTTCCAGAGCGTGTACGGGCGCCAGTCCTTGACGTTGGTGGCGGCGAAGTCTCCGGAGGCCGTCGAGGAGGCGGTGATCAGGGCGCCGGAGTTCCGGAGGATCGTGCGCCAGGCGATGACGGGGAACGCCATCAGGCCACCCCGGCCTTGACTTCCGGCCCAGTTCGGCGCAGATTCCTGACAGGAGACCCCATCAGATGAAACGCTTCTCGCTGGTCGTCGCGCTGCTCGTGTGCCTGCCGGTCCTCGCCGCGGACGAGGCGAAGCCGTGGCCGCAGAAGGGGGACACGGTGTTCGTGGCGGGGGACCTGACCGGCAGTTTCATGTCGATGAGCCTGGTCCTTGGATGGACCACGATCACAGCGCCGGCCTGCGTCCCGATGACCGTCGCGTTCTCCCCGAAGCCGTCCAAGGCAATCATCCGCGACGAATCCCGCGGGGCTGCCTTTCAACTGTGCGGCGAATGGAGAACGTGGCTCAGTAAGTCGCGCGCGGATTGCAGCACGTCCGCCAGGGAGCACCAGATGACGTTCCAGAGGAAAGGCGACTGTTATTCCCCTGTCGCGGAGTAGGTTCATCGCGTCGTTCCGCGTGCCACGACGGCGCTTGCCCCGCCCATATCCCTCGCTCCTAGCAGCCACAGATCGACGATGCCGCGCTGGAGTTGCTGCGGGCTTGTTCCGAGAAGCGAGCCGTTGACGTTGATGATGACCGTTGGGGCTCCACGGCTACCGCCTGGCTGCGCGAGGGCCAGCGCGGACGCGCCCCCGGCCGACGACTCACTGCCGCCTCCCAGAGCCCGAGACGCCAAACCCGCCGCGACCCCCACAGCCCCGAAGGCCGCCGCCGCCATCAGGAATTGGTGCGGCGTCCCCTGGGTGGCGATTGCGCCGATCCCCGTTGATGACATGATGGCGCAAGCCACGTTCCAGAGCGCATAGGCAAAGGCCATCTGCGCCAGTGACTTCATCATGCCCGCCAAGGCATCGCGCACGCTCTGTCCAGCCCCGGCGAATGCATTCGTCAGGATCGACGCCATCGTCTGAACTGCGATCGTCATTGCATCGAACGCAAAATGCACCTTGTCGCACTGCTCCGCGATGCCCTTCAGTTGCTTTTGGTACTCGGTCAATTTGGGAAGCTGCGGCCCCAGTCCCTTCACGAGCTTGTCCCACGTCTCGCCCATCTTCCCGGACTTGTCGTTGAGGTTCGCGGTGCTGTCGGTCAGCGCGTCGATGTGCTTGGTCGTGTCCTCCAGCCACTTTGGGTATTCCTCCAGAACCTTCGGCTCCATCCACGGCTGCTTCGGCCCGTACACGTCTTGCCCGCCGTAGGGCGCGAGGTTGCCCTTCGGCTTCTTCTTCGTCGGGTCGTAGATGTTGTTGGAGTCGAAGCCCTTCGGCAGTAGAGGACCGATGAACGCCGACTGGGGTGCCTGGCCGGTCGCCTCCAGATACTTCGCGCCCAACTTGAACACGTCGATCATCTCGCCGGCCGTCGTGTTGCCCCACATGTAGCGGAGCATCACGCCGATCTTCGTCTCGCCGAGTTTGGCGATGCCATTTCCGATGGCTTCGATGTAGACCGACGCCGCCGCCAGGATGTCGTTGAGCCCGATGAGCGAGTCGATCAGCTTGCTCAACTGACTGGGGGCGCGATCGAGCTGCTCCGAGAAGAACTTGAAGTTCTCAGTGCTGTTCAGGATCGCAGTCTCGAACGACTTCAGGGAGCTGATCGCCCCGGCAACGGTGAAGCCACCGAGGACTGCCCCGGCGATGTGCCGCAGCGATAGGAAGCGCTCCTCGATCTTGTCGAGAGCGATGCCGCCGGTCTTCTCGAACCGCGTGAGGGTGGCGGCGCTCTCATCGACCGCATCGTTCCCGGCGGCCATGTTCTTGACCATGCCGGTCGTATCGACGGTGACGTTCGCGAGGACGAGGGTCTCGGCCATCTAGCCGTCTCCCTTCGGCCGGTGCTCCTCGACGAGGGAGTGCAGGCGGATCAGGCGCTGCGCCATCTCCGGCCACTCATCACGGTCGATGCCGTCGATCTCCATGGCCGACTTCACCGCATCCAGAGAGAGCGCCGACGACATCCCGGCGAACTGGCCGGCCAGGTAGCGCGCGTAGAAGACCATCAGGTCGAGGTTGTCGGGGCTCGCCGACTCACGCCATGCCGAATACATGGAAAGGTCACGCGGCGTGGCTCCGTCGGCCTGGCGCTTCCGTTCGTTGTCGGCGACGAGCATCTCTCCCATCCACTTCGGGACGATCCGTTCGAGTTCTAGGTCGAGACGCTGCCGCCGCTCGCGAAAAAAGCGTCCTGCCTCCCGACCGCCTCGGTGATCTCCTGGAGCGCCGACCCGATGGCGCCCATGACGCGCGCGAGGCTCTCGGGCTCGTACTGCACGGGCTCGCCGCCTCGGGACACGTCGCCACGCCAGTCCTTGACGTAGGCCTTGCAGAACTCCACGAGGTAGTCCTGCGCCCGACCGTCGGCGACTTCCGTCTCGCGGAAGATGCCCAGCGAGCGCATCTTGCGGCGGAACTTCTCGCCGTCCGCCGGGCTCGCGTACTGCACGAGCACCTCGACGCCCGCGAGCGGTCCCGACAGCTTCACCCAGCGCAGTTTCGGCGCCGTCAGTTCATCCAGGTTGAGCGTAGAGCCCCCTTTCGAGTTAGGTCTGCACGAGCGAGAACGAGTCCTCGCCCGCGTCGGTGTTGGCGCGCGCGACCCCTTCGAGCGCGGCCGTGGTGATGGTGTCCCGGTCCCCGAGCGTGCCCTTGGTGTACTGCGCGTTCGGGATCGTCAGGTTGAACTGGTTGTAGTTCGTGCCGTTCGACGGGAAGACGCCGGTCGTGATGCTGGCGAGGGCGCCCGTGAGCCACTCGTTCCACCAGTTCTTGGTCGCCGCGAGCTCCTCTTCCGGATCGACGGTGAAGGTGACCTTCCGGCCGCCGATCTGGTAGGCGAAGCACCCGGTCGTGGTGTTCGGTGACGGCCGCAGACCGATGACGTTCCCCACGTCGAGGGTGATGCCCTTGAGACGCGCCGTCGCGTATCCGGTGACAGTCATCACCGCCCCGAGGAACGGGGGTTCGACCACCGTCGAGTAGGTCGGCGAGAGGAGGGCGACGTCGGTCGGGGTGTTCAGGCAGCCCTCGAAGGAGAACTCCGCGAGCACCGGGATGCCGACGCTGAAGGTCAACTTCACGTTGCCGACCGCGCCGTGGATCAGGTACTGCTTCCCGTCCCGGTAGAGGGCGACCGAGCAGTTCGAGCCGGTGACGTAGGTCGTGGCGATTGTCACCGACGGTCCCCAGGTGGCGATCTCGTTCGGGTTGGCGCCGGAGTAGACCACGTCGAGGCCGCAGCCCTTGAACGGCACGGTGAAGTCGGAGGGATTGCCGACGAGGGGCGCCGTCGAGGTGCCGCGCAGGTACATCTTGAAACCGATCTTCGCCATGCGCGATCCGATGACGACGCCGCGGGAGTCGAACGACCTGGTGAGCGCCATGCGTTCGGTGACGATGGGCGTCGGCTCCCACGTCGGCCGGTCGGTCGTGAGGATGACGTTCCCGGCGGCGAGCGTCTCCGCGGTCCCCGCGACGGCTTCCTGCTTGATGGCCACCTGATTCCGATCCGCGAGAAGCGGCATGTCTATCTCCTACCGCGCCTCGATGCGGCGCACGTTGACGGGCACGGTGACCGTGCGGACGATGGCTCCGGACTCCTGCGCCTGCGCCGGCCCGAGCTGCACGGTGCCGGCCGTCTCGACGACGGTCGTCGCGGTCGGCGACCCCCACCGGACCGGATCCGCCAGGGTGTCGAGCCCGTTGTGGGCGATGAGCAGCAGCCGGCAGAGTCCGGCGGCGTAGCGGAAGCACATCTGCTGCAACCGGAGCGGGTTCGGACTTGAGACCCCGAGCGTGACGTGGACCATGCACTCGGCTCGGTAGACGGCGTTCAGGCGGCCCCCGAACTCGGTCGCGCGGGCCTCGACTGGGTCGAACTGCTGCAGCCGCATCGAGAACGCCGGGTAGGACGTGATGTCCGTGCGGTCCCACTGGAAGTAGTCGCCGTTGGAGATGTCCGGGGTCGCGAAGTCGTTCCCCTCCTCGGTGTCGATCAGGTTCAACTCGGCGGGGAGGTAGTCCTGCAGCACCTGGATGATGCGCGCTGGAATCGGGGAGGCCATCCGGAGGCTCACGGGAGCCTCGCGGCGCCCCGCGCGATCTGCGGGATGCGCTCCTGCGTGTACCAGCGGACGAACGCCTGGCGCAGCGCATCGAGCATGGCGGCGGTCTTGCCGATGGGGTCCCGGACGGGCAGCGAGGTCCCCGGACGCTTGAAGACCCGGCGGCCGAGGCCACTCTGCGGCGCCTTGTCCCCGAGCGCCGGGTTTCCGGCGGCGTGCGCGGCAGCCGCGGCCGAGGCGGCCCCGAACGAGAAGGTCCCGGTCGCTTCCCCGGTGGGGCTGTACTTCTGGATGTAGTTGGCGTTCGTGGCACCGGTGAGCCTCGACTTCATGTCCCCGGTGAGCGTCAGGATGCCCCGCAGACCGCCGAACTTGGCCTTCCGCGCCCGGTACTTCGGGGAGAGCGCTTTCCACGCCCCGCCGGCGCTCAGGGCGCCCTCGGAGGCGAAGATGGCGGTCTCCTGCTGCCGGTGCACCTGCCCGAGGCGCACGAGCACCGGGCCCGCCATGTCGGCGTGCGTGATCTTGGTCGCCTCGGCGAGGCTCCGGAGCCGGTTGAACGCCTCCGGCTTGGGCGTCACGGTCATCACCAGACTGACCCCATGCCGAAGGTGATCCCGATGTCCTGGACGGTCTGAGCGTCCGCCGGCTGCGTGTCGCCGCTGACGATGTAGTCGGTCGCGAGCCCGGGCCCGGCTGCCTTGATCTCGATTTGCAGGTAGCCGTCCGCCTTGGCGGTCCCGGTGTACTGCTCCCACATCGCCTGAAGCGTGCCGATCCGGTCGGTCTTCGAGGGGGAGACGGCGAAGGTCTGCGCGATGGTGTAGTCGAGCGCGGCCCCGATGGCGTTCGCTTCCCGGAGGATGTCCTGAATCCGCGAGCCGTTGGTCACCGTCATCGGCGTGACCGAGGTCCCCCGCGCCAGGCACATCGACTGCAACAGGGACGCCCGCGCCTCCGCGAAGCCGGCCGTCTCGCTGTCGTTCGGGTCGGAGTTGGAATCGATGGAGGTCTGCACCCAGCGCTCGATGTCCGCCTCGGAGCAGAAGGCGCTCGCGTAGGACGGGATGAACACGGCGCCGGCGGACAGAACCTCGATGTCGGAGAAGCGGTACTGCCGCTGCATCGTGCCGGCGTTCAGTTCCTGCAGGCTGAGGATGTACCGGCCGGAGGTGTTCGGGGTGAACGCGACGACGTAGGTCCCGGTCACCGAGGTAGCCGCCCACGAGACGCTCTCGGCCGCGGCCGCGATCGTGGTCCCGTTGTCGTAGAGGAGCGTCAGCGCCACGTCGGCGGGGCTGGTGAGGCCGCCGACAGGGGTCGTCCCGGTGGGGTCGAGCACCGTCCAGGCGTTCCGGTAGACGTTCCCCGCGACCGGCATCAGGCCACCATCGCGCCGGAGGGCACCGCGTAGGAGTTCGTCGCCGCGATGTAGGTGATGCTGCCGGAGACGAGAGAGATGTCGTTGCTGCCGACTTGACCGAACATCGACTGCACGCAAACTTCCAAGCCGACCAGATCCGCCGCGCTCCAGGCGAGGCCCGTGATCGGGTTGGTCGAGAAGGTGCGGGTCGCCACCGAGTACGAGACGCCGGCCGTGAACGCGGTCGGGTCGAAGCCGGTCGCGCTGCCCCGGGCGAAGCCGATCTGCAGGTCCGGGTGGGTGGCGCCGACCTTGACGGCCGCCACGTTCACCGTGAGGCTCTGCGGGATCATGTGCTCGGCCATCAGCATCACGGGGAAGCTGATGATGCCGGCTGGCAGCACGAGCCTCCCGAGGTTGATCTTCGTGGCGCCGCTGTCGTGAGTGGTGCCGTTCGAGTCGTCGATGCACTGGTAGGCGAACGGGGCGCCGGAGAAGGACGCCCAGCCCTGCCAGTAGCCGTCGCCCTGGATGGTCAGCGGGAGGGTCGGCACGGCCCGCTTACTCTTCGGTCCAGAGGATCGTGTAGGCGTGCGTCTGTCCGCCGACGAGCGCGGCGCCCGCGAAGTTGACCGCGATGTTCTCGGCGGCCCCTCGGAGGATCACCGGCTGCACGTACTGCGCCGGGTGGAACGCCTGCGACATGGGGAGCAATTCGAAGCCGGCATCCAGCGTCACGCCCGCGAAGGAAGCCGGAATGGCGGCGGGGCTCGGGAGCCGGAGTGTGTTGATCGTTCCGATTGCAGCCCCGAGACCGCCGGGGTTGGCGGTGTAGTGCCCGACCGTGACGGTCGAGGCGGGAGCGAGGGTGTCCATCGGCACGGCCGTTGCCGCGACGAAGGTGCCGGTCGTGTCCAGCGCCGACCGCTTGATGACGGCGTACTGCTGAGAGCCGGCCGCCGTGTTCGTGGTCGTCAGCTTCAGCGAGATGAGGATGATCGTCTTCGTCGCCGAGCCGGTGATGGTGATGATGTCGGTCGGCGTCGCCACCGGTGTGAACGTCGAGGAGGCGCAATAGGTCGTCCTGCGAGTCGGCTGTGCGTAGTTCCCGTGCATCTCCTCACCTCACGTCAGAAAGGCGGGGGCCGCTCGTACCGGCCCCCGCCCATTCGTTGCCGTCTTACGAGAAGGTGATCTGCTGCGCTCCCTGCCACTGCCAGGGGAAGTAGGCGAACGCGGCCCACGAGCGGAGCCAGCCCTCACCCTTGTTCCAGTCGTCGCTGTCGTCGTTCCCGATGTTCGTGTTGAACTGCCAGTCGGACAGCGTGCCGAGCGCCAGAGCCTGCTCGTCGGCCTCCCCGTCACCGGCGAACAGGAACGCCTTGGTGAACGCGCCGCTCGTCAGCCCCGTGGTGGTGCAGTAGGCCGAAGCGATCAGCTCGACCAGGCCACGGAATCGTCCGGTCGCGCCGGACGCGTCGATGCTCTGCTGCGACATCGTCGGGTTGACCACCGTGTTGAACGCCGAGTACTGCGAGACGTGGCAGAGGAGCTTGAACTTGCCGACGCCTTCGTTGACCGGCGTGCCCTGGTCATCGACCACCGCCAGAAACTTGGCGATCGCCGCGATGAGGGCGGCCTCCGCGTTCACGCCGGTCAGGGCCGATCCGATTCCGGTTCCGGTGTTGGTGTTGTCCTGGTTGGTGCCGCTCTCCGGATGCGCCGAGGAGAACAGCGCCACGGCGTCGTAGCCGAGCGCGGTCGTCGAGATGAGGGCCTGACACAGCGTCCGGTCCATCCCCTTGACCGCCTTCGATGCGAGCTGCGAGGTCTTGTTCCGCACCTCGTCGAACTTGCTGACGGCGATGGAGCGGCGGATCGGCACGGTCTGCTCCCACTCGTAGGCCGTGCAGGTGACGGTCCAGTCCTTGAGTAGGATGCCCTGGCGCTCGCCTCCTCCGGCCACACCGGACATCTGACGGATTTCCGGCACTGAGCCGAGCGAGGTGAAGATGGTGGTGAGCTCGCCGAGCGTCTTCGGCATGGACAGGCGCGAGTAAAAGCGCTTGTTCTGGGCGCGTTCCACGGACGAGTAGAAGTCGTCGTGGATGATGTCGGTGTTGACGTTTGCATTTACCGGCCACATGGCAGGCTCCTTACGCCGTCTCGGCGGTGACGGCCTTCTGACCCTGATCGATGTAGCCGCTGACGGCGGTCACTTCGATCATGATGATTCGGCCGAAGGCTGAGGTGTTCCCCGCCGCGGTCGCGGTGAGGTCCGCCGGGTTGTCGCTCGATGCGAGCTGGTAGACGGTCCCGAACCCGGTGGCAGCGGCGATAGCCGCGACTCCGGTGAACCAGATCACCCCGTTGATCCAGCAGGGGATCGTGTGCGACGAGGCCCCCGTGGTCACCGTCTGCTTCTCGACGATGCCGTAGGGGATGTCGGTCGTGACCGCGTTGCTGATCTTGATCAGGTTCGAGGCCACGGCCGCGGTCGCGATGGCGCCGCGGTAGAAGGTCGCCGCGCCCGCGCAGGCCGCCTCGATCTTCAGGTTGCCGTGGTTGCTGGGGATGCGCCAGCCGGTGAATGAAGCGCTGAGAGCGGCCACGTTAGGCCCCCTTCCCCTGCGCCTCGGCCTTCCGGCGCTTGTAGTCGGTGAAGTTCGCGGACCCCTTGACCTTCTTCAGGAGCTCGGGGTCTTTCCCCGCCAGCTTCGCGGTTTCGACATCGGCGGCGGTCATCTCGCCGCCGCCCGCGTCGCCGGCGCCCGAGGTGAAGCCGCGGCTCGGCTTCTTCTCGACCATCGCCCGGTGATATTCGAGGAGCGCGATCTGCCCCTTGAACTTGCTGTTGGTGAAGCCGGTGAGCACCGCCTCGTCGGAGTCGTTGTCGTACCAGCCCCGGAGTTCCTCGGAGTTGATCTGCCGGTCGGCCATGATCTTTCCGGTGAGCCGGCGGACCTTCTCTGCCAGGTTGTGCCGTTCGAGCTGGCGGATCTTCTTCTGCGCCTCGCCGAGCGTCGGGCTCGAACGCAGCTCCTTCACCTCCGCGAGCAGGTTGTCGCGGCTGGCCGTGAGTTCGTCGATCAGGCTGTTCTTCTCGACGAGCAGGTTTTCCAGGTTCTCCACCTTGTCGGTCAGGTTGACCGCGTCGGTGGAGTCGTCGGGCGGATCGGTGAGAGCCGGATCGCCCGCCTTGGTCTTCTTGTCGGCCATCGCGGCCTCCGTGAGGGCAGTGAAGTGGTACGCGATCGCCTCGCCGCCCTTGGCACGAGTCGCCGCGATGTTCATGCCCTTGATGTAGGGCTTGTTCGTGAGCACGACGTGAGCGAGAGCAGGTCCCATCGGCGAGCCGTCGTAGGCGGTGGCATCCACCGTCCCAATCGAGGCGCCGCGCACTTTGTCGGCGCGCACCATGTCGGCCGCGGGCCCGAGGATCTTCACGTTCCCCATGAGCCGATTCCCCTCGATCGCGAAGTCCTCGACCCAGCCATCCGGCTCCCACTGGTCGAGGTCCTCGGGGTGAGCCGGATCTTCCTTGCCGACCAGGTTGTAGATGGGGATCTGGCGCGGCTGCTTCGCCTGGTTGGCGACGAGGCGCTGGAAGTAGGCGAGATTCAGATCGCCCTTGCCGCCCGGGCCGTTGTCGAACGGACCGACCGCGGTGCAGAGCTGCATCCGCTTCCGCAGCACATCGACGCTCATCGCATCCGCCATCTGCGCGGACGGAGGACCATCTGGGTCGATGGTCTTCTTCCACGCGCCGACGATGTGACCCTTGATCGTGCCGAGCGCCGCCGAGTCGTACTTCGCCGCGTTGGCCGCCTTGTTGATGTAGTTCCAGGCCGCGCGGATGTGCTCCTCGGTGTCGATCGGGTACTTCTTGTTCGTCGGGTCGGCGTACTGCACGTCGCCATACTGCGAGGTGCCTTCCTTCGGGGTCACGTCCGTGCGCTTCGGAATCGCGCTCATCCTCGATACCTCTCGCGGCACTCGGCGCAGATCGCGTCGAGCGTCCGGTAACCCCACTGCTTGTTGAAGGGGGACCACGAGTCGCGGCGGGTGATGCCGACCGGGTTCAGGAACGTCGCCTCGCGATTGCAGCGCTGGCAGATCGGGTTTCTCGGGAACATCCCCATCGCGGCGCGCTCGTCTGCGTCGTACTCGCGGACCTTCGGGATCGACGTGAAGAGATCGATCATGCCGTCCCCGTCTGGTAGAGGTAGAGGCCGCGGCACTGCTCGCGGCCGTCACAGCCGTTCGGCGGCATGTACTTGAAGTAGTCCGGCGAGTTCATCTCGACGACGGTCCCGTCGAGCGCCGAGCACGGCTCGCAGGTGTTCCTGTCGAGCACCTCGCTGCGGACGACCTGCGTCACCTTCGACGCACCGGCCTGCGCTTCGAGGTTGCGGCCGAGAGAGAACGCCTCGTGCGTCGCCTCGCGGCCGGCGCGGTCGAGTTGCGGGTCGAACATCGCCTGAAGCGCGGATGCGACCGCCTCGCCCAGCGCGTCGCCGGTCAGGCCCTGCTGGGAGTAGTCGGTGAACAGGCGCGCGGCTTCATTCGAGAGGCGCGTCGAGAGATCGGAGAGATCGATGCCGACGCGGACGCGGATCGCCTCGTCGGTGATGGCGGGAGCTGCTGTGCCCTGCGGCGGACCCTGTGCCACTCGCCGTCCGACTCGTCCAAGGCCACGAAAAAAGGGCCTGACGAGGTGACGGCCCCGTCAGGCCCTTGATTCGTGTACCCGAGAGTCGAAGGGGTTGCAGACCCCTACGACGGCTGCGCCTACTGCCTGCCCAGTTCCCCCTTCACTTGCTCGCGGCCGAAGTCCCTGACCGCCTTGAGAGTCCTGAGCAATCGTTCCTTGACGGCCCGTCCAGGCTCCGTCACGCCGCCTATTGTGCGCAGAATCGCTCCGCTGTCAATAGGTTGGGCCACCGCGTCGCTGATCCTGCCCACCAAGTTGGCCGCGAACTGCTTCAGTTCGTCGGCGTATCTGACCGCGTAGTGGTCGAGTCCGGTTTCGATCTGAGCCAGGGCCAGGAGGCGAGATTCGTCAGCGGTGGGTTGTCGTCGCATGGGGTTTTTTTTTCATCCGCGAGACCGAAGGCGCGGCCCAGCTTGTCCTTCCGCGGGCTGTTCGCGTCTGTCGGGGTCGCTGAGGTCGGACGCCCGCCCTTCGACGGGACCGCTGGGGTCGGAGGCGCTGGCGATATCGGCGCGCCAGGCTGCCCAGCCTCGGGGTTCCCGGAAGGCGTGCCGACGTCCACCACGCTGCGAGGACCGACCGCGTCGTCGAACTCGGCCTGCGAAAGGGTCGGCGCTCCGAGGCGGTCGAGCACGTAGTTCGTGATCTTCAGGTGCCGCGGCAGCACGCCAGCCTTCGTCAGGTCCCCGAGCAGCGTCATGTTATCGAGCATGTCAGCGGGGGAGATCGGCGAGAACACGATCTGCGGGCACTCCTTCACCGTCGCCGGGTCGAAGTTCTGGTAGATGAGGTCCTCGACGAGCCCGTTCAGGTAGCCGGCGCCGTGGTTGACCTGGTCCTGCAGCCACTTCACCACGGCGTTCAGCTGCTGCATGTAGGCGACCATCATCACGGACCCGCCAGCGCGCGATCCGGAGGCTGTCTGCCCGGCCTGCATGAAGTCGGTGGCGCCGCCCGAGGCGATGTCCATGTTCTGCTCGCTGACCATCGGGTGCGCATCCACGATTTGGCCGTTCGTGGTGAGGAACTCCATCTTCTGGCCGTTCGCCAGCACGAGGAACTGCCGCTCCTTGGAGCCCTGACGGAGGTCGCCGGCCATGGTCTTCAGCGTGTCGCGGTCGCCCTTCGCGTCGTTCGGCCCGAGCGTCGCCATGGGGATGCCGACCCCGCCGTTCATCAGCGCGATCATCCCGATCTTCGAGGCGAGGTTCTTCTTGATCCAGGCGCCGTACATCGAGCGGATGAGCGGCTGGCCCTCCCAGTTCTCCCCGGTCTGCCACCACACCGACGCGTCGATGTCCTCGACCTTGATGCGGTCGTCGACGATCTGCTGGCCGTAGGGAAGACGGTAGTGCCGGTGCACCGCGACGAGGCGAGTACCGTCCGGCGTCCACTCCCACGGGCCGAGCGGGCCGCCCATGCTCTTCGGGTGCAGATAGGTCAGGCTCCTGTAGATCTGGTAGCCGTCCACCGTGTCCCATGTCTTCCCGTGCAGGGAGAAGCCGTACTTCATCGACAGGAGTTTCTCGAGGAGCCGCTGATTCCACGACGTATCGCACCAGTAGCGCGGGTCGCCCTGCCGGAGGATGTTCTGCGAGATGAGGTCGCGCTGCTCCTGCGTGCCGCCCTCGACCTTCTGGCGCGCGGTGGAGATGATTGGCAGGATGTTCGCCCGGATCTGCGCGGCGATCTTCGCGTCGTTCGCCATCTGCTCGAAGATGTCGATGCGCGAGCCGAGGTTCTTCAGTTCCGGGACGTACTCGGTCTGGATCTTTTCGAGGTTGATGTCGAGGCCGGCGACGAACTTCGAGCGCGCCTGCTGATTCGCGGCGGCGAGTTCGAGCCGCTGGACGAGATTCTCCGAGAGGCGGACGGTCTGCGGCGAGCGGGCGGCCTTCTTCGCGCCCGTGGCCCGGCGGGTGCGCCAGGCCTTCTTCACGCCCGCGGAGGTGCCGGGCATCTACGAGCCGTGCGGTCCGGCGTGGTTGATCGCCTGCGTGCAGGTCGCGTCGGGGCAGTCGAGCGCGCTTTTCGGCGCCGTCTCCGCGACGGGGAAATCGACGGTCGGGACGCTCTCGGGCGCCGGCGTGACGGCGACGTTCATCGTGACGGTGGTTTCCGGCTCCGGGGCCGTGGTTGACTTCGATTCGCCCTGTCGGAAGAACATGGTCAGACCCTCGGGATAGTGAGCAGGTCGGGGGAGCCGGCGCCGGCCGGCCTGAGGTAGAAGACGCTCTCGTCGCGGCGCTTCTCGTGGAGCAGCACGCTCTTGCACTTGCGGCAGCGGTAGAGGCCGGGCTTCTCGCGCCGGTTCCCCATGCGGAGACCGCAGCCCGGGCACTTGCCGAAAGCGATCACGACCGCCTCGACGCCTGGGCAACAAAAAAGGCCCGGCGGGGTTGCGGCCCCGTCAGGCCTGTGCGCTTCTCGTGACCGGGCGGCTTGCGGGCCGCCGGCCGTTCATTCAGTCGGGCGGATGATACATCAGAAGACCCGCGACATGAATGCCCTCGGCAGGTCCCCCTCGCGCTCCGGAACCGTGAACCCGCGCTCCCGCATCAGCGCATCCTTCGTCTGCCGCATCGCCCCCTGGTTCAGGCTCTCCAGGTCCGCCCGATTGATCATCGGCAGCAGGTCGAACACCACGCGCCGGAGCACCGACGACACGTCGTCGTGGGCGTTCCGCCGGTGCGGTGCCGAGATCCGCTTCCCCTTCCGCCGCAGCCCGAGAAGGTCGCGGGCGATCTCCTCGATGTCGAGCAGGCGCAGGCGGCGCGCGGTCATCACCGACAGCAGGTTCTTGTACTCCTTGAACTTGTTCTCCTCGTTCACCGGCCGCTCGATGAAGGTGATTCCCTCGTTCGCGAACGCCTTCGCCAGCGGCACGCCGCAGAACTGATCGCCGATCACCGTGTCCTGACCGTAGGCGATGAGAACCGGTGCCATCTCCGACGCCACCACGTCGTCGTCGAGCGGCCGCTCCGGCTGCGGCTTCCAGATCCCGAGGTAGCTCTGCACCACGTCCGTCCCGTCGAGCCGGCCGATGCACAGCGGGAAGAAGTCGCTCTTGAACGCCGCGTCGATGTGCGCGATGTAGCGCTCGCCGGCGATCGGCGGTTCCGCGACGAGCGCCTTCACCGTGCACGAGTCCACCAACTCGCGGGTGAACAACTTCCCCTGCGTCGCGCTGCCCCACTTCGCCAGGTACTCGCGTTCGAACGAGTCCGGGTCCGCGATGCGCTCCTGCTCGAGGAACTCCATCGAGATCGTTGGGTTCATGAACCGGGTCGGAATCTCGTGCATCACGAGCTGCCGCGTCTGGTGCCGACGCTTCCAGTCGTCGTGGAAGACGCCGATCTCATCATACGGGGTCGATGCCTTGATCAGCGGTACGCGGTATCCGCGGCTCTTCATCGTCGCGCGGGTCGGCCGAACCGCGCGGATGATCTCGACGTCCGCGTTGTAGGCGCCCTCCTCGAGTTGGAAGTGGCCAATCTCCTGGAGGTTGATCACGATCGTCGTCAGGCCGCGGGTCGAGACCTTCTTGCACGGCATGCACTTGACGATGACGCGGTTCGCGAGACGGATCTCCTCGGCCGTGACCGCCTTGCTCTGCGCAGAGCGCTCCTCGAACACCTTCCAGCCCTTGTCTTCGAGGATGGCGAACTTCGCTTCGACGTAGTCGCGGTCGATGCGCGCCTGCTTCTCGTTCTGCGCGATGTCGATGCCGTAGGCCGTCTCCCCAGGCGCCAGGTGCTTCGGGTTGAACATCAGGCATTCGTAGGCGACGATCGGGGCGCCAATCTTCTCTCCCTTGCCACCGCGCCTGCCGCAGCCGAGAGACATTTCGTCGTATCCTCCAGCCCGCGGCGCCTTCCCCTCGTGCATCGCCAGGAAGGCCGCCATCTCCTCGCCTGTCATCTTCAGGCCGTAGAAGGCCTTCAGGATCGCGATCTGTGCCACGGAGAGCGACTTGTCCCCGAGGAAGTCGTCCCCCGTCACGAACTCGATGATGTCGCGCGGGGGACGGGGAGAACGGCGGGGAGGCATCAGCGTCCCCACGAGACGGGCATGCGTCCATCTGGTCCGGTACGGCTCAGCAAGACCGCAGAGAGCCCACCGTGCGGCCCGCGATGGCCTCGTCGCCGCTCGCACCTGATGCGCTCGTCGAACTGCGGGATCTTGGTCCGGAGCACCGAGCGGCAGCGCGTCGGCCGCGGGGCTCTACGGGGCGGCATCAGAGCTCGTAGCGAATCGGAAGCGTCACGGAGACGTGGGTCAGGCCATGAAGCCTGTCGAGGTTTCCCGCGCTCTCATGCTCGCGGGCAGCCGTGATCGCCTGGTCCTGCAGCCAGAACTCCTCCGAATAGCTGCAGCCCTTGTCCCCACAGAACACGCGCCAGTGCGGCTTGACGCCCACGCCGGCCTTCAGCACCGCGAGGATCTCCCGCAGCAGCACGACCTCAGGCTCACCGCGAAGCGGGCTGCCGCAGTCGCAGGCCATCAGTCCGACTCCGGCTCGTTCGTGCGCGGCGGTTCCGGCACCGAACCGAACTGCGCATAGCCGGACACCAGTGGCCGCGGAAACGCCCACCTGAGGATCGGCCGACCAGGGCTCATGTGCTGGTGAAAGGCGTACAGCGGATCCGTGCACATCGCCTCGTGCCCCCGCTCTCGCGTGCACTGCACGATCCCCTCGCCCTCGAAATCAATCGTCGCCTCGCACGTCTCTCGCGGGAGACCCGGCTCCAGGATCTTCACCCGCTCACCCTCCCGTCCAACACCACCCACGCCAGCAGCCCCTCGAAGTACCGCTCCTGCTCCTCTACCGTCCACTCGATGAGAGGCAGAGGAGCCAGAACCGAGAACGGGCGGAACGTCACGCCGCGAAACACTCCCGGTCGCCCCACTGCTTCCCGCACCACGTGCACGTGTTCACCCGCTCCTTGTACACCTGCGGCTCGTGACCCCTCGTCCACAAGCACCTCCACTCTCGCAGAAGTCGAAAAGACCGCGAGAAAAAACCTCTGGGCTGAGGGGCCGCGGCCTGGCCCTCGCTGTTCAGTGCCGAACCTTGCCGATGCTCTATCGACATCGCCTCGCCTCGCGTGAAAGCCGCTGTGGATGCCGGTTGACATAACACATATTACCGGACCCTGCGCCTACCACGAAATCCGATGCTGTGCAAGCATCAGGTCGAGGCATCCCCGTCCGCTGCGTCTTCGACCGGTGACATGGGCGCTTTCTCCCACATGCTCTTGCCGTTCTGCGTCTTCGCCTTGGTCCTGCCTGCGATGGCTGCTATCTGGAATGTGCGCTTGAAGTTGTTGGCGTAGCGGATGAAGGCTGAGGACGAGCGCCTGTACTCGGCGGTGTTGGTGGTGAACTGGTCCACGGCCGCCATGAGGCGAAGCATCTGAGCGTAGGAGAACAGGCCGGCGGCGATGACGACGCGCTGCTCTTGGGTGAGGTCACGGCGGGCATAGTCGCGGAGCATGCGCTGGACGTGGAAGCGGTCGCGGTCGTTGAGGTTCTTGGCGGCGGCGATGCGGAGGGAGAGGTTGGTGAGCGGGTCCTTGGCCCAGGTACGGCGACCGCGGAACTGGATAGAGCCGGGGATGCGGTGGCCGCACGGGGCGATGGATGGGTCGTGCCTGGCGGCCGCCTTCACGGGGTGGATTCTACCGCCTTTCGGGTTGGGACCTTGACGTGCCTACGGCAACTGCTCTTGGCGTTGGGTGCATGTTCGTGACCCTACTGCTCTGCGTTCCACCCGGCTGAGAGGGAGACGGTCTGGCTCCCTCGGCCCGGGCTACGGGATGCCGCGCGTCCGTGTGCCGGACGATCCGTCGCGGTTGCACCCCTGCGAGGTGGCGAAGGTAGGCGTGATCCCGTGACCACCCGGAGAAGGGCAGCCGGTGCGAAGGTGCCTGTTCCGGCACGGGATCACGCCATGTCCTGCGCGGCCCCCGGGGATTGGGACCCGCCTTGTGCCAAAGGTTCCGCTGAGTCGGTCTGGTCCTGCCTGTCAGGTCGGTCGTTGGTCGTAGCCGCCTGGTAGTTCCTGATTCTGGTGTCGATGTCGTTGACCGCGAACAGGAGGATCCGCAGCGACTGCATCACGATGCGGGTCGCTTCGAGGTTCATGAGGGCGAGTTCCTGCGCCGATGGGAGGTTGAGCCTGACGGCCTGGCCGCCGGGGAGGGCGATGAGGCCGTGGCCGTTCTGGTTGCCGCGCGCCTTGGAGAGGACCTCCATCAGCGCGTTCTCGTAGCCGTGGGCTCCGAGGGCGCCCTGTACCATCTTCCGGAAGTCCTCCTCCGGCATCGACGGGATCGTGGCAGGCTGGGGCTGTGGGGCGTCAGGCACGTGCATCGGTATAGACCTCCTTGGACGGACTGTCAAACGGTGTTCATCCTTGGTCTTCTCGCGTCTGTCCTGATGTCGTCGGACCCCGGTGCGCTGCGTTGCCCTCTTCAGCGACCGAATCACGGTCGGACCCCCTTGCGGGGGTTTCGGGCTTTCTGATGATTGGATCTCAGCTCGGCGCTCCTGGTAGGCTTACCGCTCTACGGCAGTGCGCGCCCGGGCCATGCGTTGCTTCGCAGTGACCTAGCCTCAGACTTCCTAGACTTCCTTCCATTCCGTCACGACGAACTTTCCCATCGGCCCCTGGTTCTGGACGCGCCACGCGCCCAGTCCCACATACTGGCCGGCGTTGTCCACAAGGCCGCGGACCTGTTCCTCCCCGAGGTGCTCCTCGTTGTAGGTCAGGCTGCCGCTGATCTGCCACTCGTCGAAGCGGGGTCGATACAGCATCGTCCCGCCGCCTCCGAACCCTCCCTTGGCTCCGGCGCGGCGTGCGTCGAGCGTCCAGTTCTGCGGCTCGATCGGAAGGTGCATGTCGTCCACCGAGATCGTTCGGATGAGCGACTTCCAACCCTTCCGGCGCCCCGGGCTCGGCATGTACGGGTACGCCGCCTGGATCGACTTCTGGACGTTGATTCCCGGCACGACGCAGGTCTCCTTGCCGGAAATCTTCACCTTGTGCAGGTGCGACTCGGCCTGTTCCTGCGCGGTCGGCTTGGCCTTCGTGACCTTGTTGCCGTTCCCATTCGTCTCCTCGTACGGCTGCTCGGCGGACAACATCAGAGGGCGCGTTCCCTTCAGCGTGAATCTGATCGTCTTCACTCGTCACCTCCGTCATGGTGCGTTTGTGGGCATTTGATTACATCGCGGCTCAAAGCGTTACGGTTGCACTGATTGCATAGCGTCTGACATGCGATTTCACTTCGTCTCCATCTTCCCGGCGATGATCCGGTCCGCGTCCGTCATCGGCCTTCGCGCGAGCACCCGTCGCGTCGCCTCGCTCGCCAGCACCGTCTCCCCGGCCTCCGTGTCGTACCCGACCACGGCATGCATGGCGACCGACTTGCTGCTCACCGCCACGAGCGCGCGTTCGAGGGCGCCGACGATCTGCGCCTCCTCGCGGTCGAGTGATTCATTCACCCGTTTTCGCAGTAGCCGATGGTCGCGAAGCTGGATCTGCGCCTCGACGGCCTGCTCAGTCGCCGCACGGCGCTCCGTCTCGGTGATCGGTCGGGCGACCACCTCGCTGTTCTGCGTCCACAGGATCACGCCGACCTCCGCTTTCCCGTGGTCTCCATCGCCCACCGGAGGATCCACAGCGCGTCGATCTCGTCCTCGGATCGGCGCGGCAGGTAGTTCCTATCCGCGGGATGAATGAGCCACCACGCCGCGCACATCTCCTCCTTCGACGCCCGGCCGCTCCCCGTCGCGTACTTCTTCAGCGTCGCGGCGTAGACGTGCGTCAACTCGACCGACTCCTCGGCGCACCAGACCTCCAGCGTCCCGACGAGCTTCAGATGAATCTCCCGCGCCGCCTGACCGCGCTGGAACGACTTCTCGAACGCGAGCAGGCCGATGTCGGGGAAGCAGCGGCGCATCTCGACCAGGCAGCCGCGGAGCCGGATGTACCTCATCCCCGGCGACTCGCCGCGCTTCACGGACAGGTCCCACGTCCCGCTGGGCCCGTCGCTCACGGCCCAGCCGCAGGACGTGCCAGGGTCGATCGCGAGGATTCTCACGACTCCATCCCCTCGATGATTCGGAGAACCTGCTTCGATACGAAGTTCGGGAGCCGGTCGAGGATTCGCAGCCACCTCCACGACAGCGAGCGCCGTCTGCATCCGCTGCGTCGTGACCGAGACGCGCAATTCCTTCCGCTGGCTCACTTCTCCCCCCTCTTGCGACTCTTGCGCGGCTTCAGGACTTCGCGGACTTTGACGATCTCGCAGTCTGGGTATTCATTACTGGCCCACCGAGCAGAACCAATCCAAGCAGCGTCATTCACAAACTGCCCGTTCATGCTGAGCACTACAACGAACTCCCTCGCCTTCCTCCGCTTGGGCTTGCTCATGGACACCTCCTAAAATGTTCCCCCATGAACGATTCTGCCACCACGCATCCACAACTTCCGCAAACCACTAAGTAATCAATCTCAGGCTTACCGGGCCAGAATTTAGACTTAATCCTCTCGCGCATTCTCTGCTCGGCAAGTTCTTCAGCCTTGGGCTTACTCACGCCTTCGTCTCGGTGCGAGTGCGGAGTGCCGAACAATCAGGATCTACCGACTGACCGCGCAGTGACACAACTCCGCAACTACAATCCATGACATGCGCCTCCTTCAGCCTCTCCTCCGCCTCCTTCTGCGCCTTCTCTGCCGCCTCCAGTCGCGCGAACACCTTCGACGGCGAGTCGAACCCATAAGCCTCCATCTGGTTCCACTTGTCGCGGAGCATGTCGCGTTCCTTCTCAACCGCTTCAAGGTCGGCCCGCATAAGGCCCTCGTTGTACTCAGCGCCCTTGCGGTACATCTCGGCCTCCTTCTGCGCCGCGAGGGCCTTATCTCGTGCCTCAATAGCCAGTCCAGTTCGCATCATCAAAATTGTGCGATTGGTGTCGGCTTCTATAAACGCGGTTAGATTAGAGACAGCGGCATCGCGTTCCTTCACGCATTCCGCAAGCGCCTCCACGAGCCCATCCCCGCCCATCGACTTATGGCACTCCGGACAGGTGATCGTCCCGTCAGAGTTGTGTGGCTTCAGGAGGGCGTCCCGCTCCCTCATGACCTCAGCATGCAGCACCGCATTCCTCTCCGCCCGTTCCTCCATCTCGTTCGCTTGCTTGGCGAGGGCATCACGGGCGCGGAGAGCGGCGTCGCGTTCCTCTTTCAGCAAGCCACACGCCTTGACCCCGTGTTCCCACTGGCTGGCGATGATGTGCCTTTCGTTCACTGCCTTCTCGACGAGCGCGACGAGGGCGTCAACGAAACTAGACGGACCATCTGCGGCCACAGCCTCTCCTTGGCGTAGCCTCCGCGCCTGAGCCACATCCGGGTCGAGAGGTTCATTCGCCACTGTGGCACCGGCAATGTTCCTTACAACAGGTGCATCGTGGACACTCGCCTCCTCGTGGGCATCCACCCCTCGGGCAGAATCCGAATGCGTCCGGTTCAGTCGTTGTCATCCGAGTCTCCCAACCTTAACTACCTCGCGTAAGAGAGCATCAATGCTATTCAGCGCCGCCGCAATCCTATTCTGGTTGCAGAGTTCGAGGGCGCGAAGGTGCTGTGCGGTGTACATGTTCCCGGCAGTCAATGTGTAAAACTTAACCGTACAGCGCGGGTCGGAGCACCTCTTGCACACCTTCGGCTCACTCATCTCCACACCGGACCTTCCTGCATGAGAAGGCAAATGATCGATTTAGTCGCATGGACTACCCACTGTCCAATGTATCTCTCGGGCTTCTCGGGGGCGCTCACTTGGCACCTTCGAGGCAGCGGGGATCGCGATCGCCACACGCCTGACCCGCCGGATGCTTACATTCTAGATGGCACACACAGCCACGAGC